AAGGCCTTTTTTTGCCCGGCAGCTCACACGATCTCGAGCGGCGGCGGCGGCGGCGGCAAGATCCGGGCCAGGTGGACGGCGCCGGCGGCCGCGTACGCGCCGTCGACCGGTGACGTTGAGCTGCGGGTGAACACCCACCGATCACCGCGGCGGAGTTTCTGAGCCGAGGTCACGTGCTGGGTCAGCATCGGATCGTTCGGGTGCGCCAGCTCGCCGGCGCCGACCAGGTCCGCCAGGCCCATGCACACCTGATCGACCTCGGCCTTGAGCGGCTCGACCTTCACCCGGCGCGGCGGCCACCGGTCGGCGCCCGGCGCGCGCCGCTCGGCCAGGTCGGTGGCGATCGCCGCGGCCGGCCCGGCCGGGAACCAGCCGACCGCCCGCGGCCGCACCCGCCGCACGATGCCCGGCAGCTCACGGCGCAGCGCCTGGGTGCAGCCGTGGCCCTCCCACGACTGGACGACCTCGACGTGGACCCGCCCGTCCAGGACGGCGGCCGCGGCGAGCGTGGCGTGGCTGGCGTCGAGGGCGACGTCGAGGCACAGCGCGACCCGGTCGCGGTGCTGCTCGAGCGTCACCGGGTCGTCGACGCCGCCGGCCGCCCACCGGTCCGGGTCGATCGCCGCGTCGAGCAGCGGCACCCGCATGCACAGCACTTCGGTCTTGAACGTGGCCAGCTCTTCGCCGCCGGCGAGCTTCGCCCGGATCGCCGCGCCGAGCAGGGCGTCCGGGTCGGTCCGCCGGCCCAAGTCCGGGTTCGCCATCGCCAGCGCCGCCAGGTCGTCGGGCTCCGCGCCGGCCGGGGCCGACCACTCGAACAGGCCCAGCCGCGGATCACCGATCCCAGTTTCTAGATACTTGATAGCGGGCAGCCGCAGCGCGTCGAGCACCACCGCCTGGTTGTCGCCCTGGTTCGAGATGGCGACCAGCTGCGCCTCGCGTACCGCGTTCATCGCGTTCGAGGTGGCGCCCCATGCCGAGAAGTCGGCGTGGTCGCGGATCTCGTCGAGGATGGCCCGGTGCACCGTCAACGACCGGCCGGCGCGGCGGTTGCTGGCCGCGATCTTGTACCGGGCGCCGTGCACGGTGGTCAGTGACTCTTCACCGATCGTCTCCCGGACTGCTCGCCGGCCCAGCTCGGCGGCCAGGTGCTCATTGCCGAGCGCCATCGCGCACAGCACCCGCCAGCTCTCTTTCGCGTAGTCGCGGCTGGTGGAGGTGCCCAGCACCAGCGGCACCCGCTCGACGAACAACCAGAACAGGCTCAACTTGCGCGCCCACGACGTCTTACCCTGCTGGCGGGCGACGAGCACCAGGACCACCCGGAACCGCGGCCGGCCGTCGTCGAGCAGCTCGCCGGCATGCAACGACAGCCACGACTGCCAGTCGTCGTTCGGCTCGTCGAGCACCTCGGCGCAGAACCAGTCGAAATCAGGTCCCCACGACGTCTCGGCTGTCAGGTCACGGAGCGGGGGCGTCCACAGCCGCGGCGTCGTCGAGCCGAGCAGCTCGCCGTGCCCGGAGCTGGTCGAGCGGGCTGGTGCTGTGGCCACGTTCACCTGCTCTCACGATCGCCGCGCGGGCCCGCGGGCTGAGCTGGAGCGCCTCCAGCGCGGCCAGCAGCTTCGGCCCGAGCAGGCCCAGCACATGCACCCGCTCGACCCGCGCCAGCTGGCCCACCAGCCGGTCGTGTAGGTCGACATCGACCTCGTACACCTCGCGCAGGATCTTGCCGAGCGTCACGTGCACCAGCTCGGCGCCGTCGATCTCGCGCGCGTAGGTGAGGGCGAGTTCTCGGGCGCCGCTGTCGAGTCCTACAGTTTCGAGCTCGCGCAGCGCGCGGCGGACCGCCGTCGAAAGTCGCACGTGTTGTCACCTCTCAACAAGTCCCGGGCTGTACCCTGCCACCGTGCGGTGGCCGTGGCAGCGAATCCCTGACGTCGCCGCGCCGCGCGACCTGATCTCCGTGTCTGACCCTGCGCTGGTCGAATGGTTCGGCGGCGGGGCCACCTACGCCGGCGTTTCGGTCGGTGAGACGAGCGCCCTAGGCATCCCGGCGCTGTACCGGGCGGTTGCGCTGATCGCGGGCACGATCGCGGCGCTGCCGCTGAAGACCTACCGCGACACTGGCGACGGTGAGCGGCAGCAGATGACGTCGTTCCTCGACGACCCCGGCGGGCCGCTCGGACCCACGCCGTTTGAGTGGAAAGAGACCGTGCTGATGCACCTGGTGCTCCACTCGGACGCGTTCCTGGCGCACGTGGTCAACCAGGGCGGCGGCCTGGCAAACCTGATCCCTGTGCACCCTGGCGGCGTACACGTGGACCCACCCACACGAGAGTTCCCGTTCCCGCGATACAAGGCGCGCCTCGCCGATGGCAACCTGCGCACGTTCACACCGGCGACCATGACGCACATCGTCGGGCCCTCGCCGAACGGGTCCCGTGGCCTGTCGCTGATCGAGGTGGCCCGGCAATCCCTGGCCACAACGATCGCCGGCGACCGGGCGGCGGCCAAGATGTACGGCACCGGGTTCATGGTCGGCGGCCTGGTCACACCCCGCGACGACGACATCGAAGAGGGCGACGGCGAGACGATCCGCAAGAACCTGCACGAGCGCGCCGGCGGGTGGGAGCACGCCGGCGAGCTGGCGTTCATCAACCGCAAGCTCCAGCTCGACAAGTGGAAAATGACCGCCGAAGAGGCGCAGTTCCTACAGTCGCGGCAGTACCAGATCGAGGAAGTCGCCCGCTGGACGGGCGTGCCGCCACACCTGCTCATGCAGACCGAGAAACAGACGTCATGGGGCACCGGTGTGGCCGAGCAGAACCGCGGCCTGGGCCGCTTCACCCTGCTGCCGTGGACCCGCCGCATCGAAGAGCGCCTGTCGCGGCTGCTAGCCAAACCACGGTTTGTCGAATTCGAGTTCGCCGGCCTCGAACGCCCGACCCCGGAGCAGGAAATCCGGCTGCTCATCGAGCAGGTAGAGCACGGGCTGCTCACCGTCGACGAGGCCCGCAAGATCCGGAACCTGCCGCCGCTCGAGCGTGCACCCGGTGACGTGGTGCCCGATGACGTCGACGCCGACCGGGTGGAGGCCACCCGATGAGCGGGATTCGCGAGCTGCTGCCGCCGGGCCTGCTGCGCCACCACCGCCCGCCGACCAACAGCGACCGCGGCGCCTGGTACGCGGTCCGCAACCAGGCCGGCGACGCCGACCGGGCCATCGTCGACCTCTACGACGTCATCGGCGAGTGGGGCATCAGCGCCCAGGAGTTCGTCCGCGACCTGCGCGGCATCGACGCGTCGGTCATCGAGCTGCACATCAACAGCCCCGGCGGGCTGATCCGCGACGGGCTGACCATCTACAACGGGCTCCGCGACCACCCCGCGAGGGTCGAGGCCATCGTCGACGGCATCGCCGCGTCGGCCGCGTCGTGGATCTTGCAGGCCGGCGAAACCCGCACCATGAACCGGCACACCGAGGTGATGATTCACGACGGGCTGATGATCACGCTCGGCAACGAACAGGACCACCTCGACAGCGCGGCCATGCTCGGCCGGCAGTCCGAGAGCATCGCTGCAATCTACGCCGAACGCGCCGGCGGCACCGTCGCCGACTGGCGGGCCGCGATGCGCGACGAAACCTGGTACAGCGCCGAGGAGGCCGTCGACGTCGGCCTGGCCGACGACGTCGTCACCGACGACGACGGCACCTCCAACCATTCCTCACGGGCTCAGCTGGCGACCGCCCGCGCCCGCGTGCTCACCGCCTAGAAAGGGAAGCCCTGATGGCCGAAGCCCCGAAGCCACCCGACCCGAACGCCGCCGACGTCGAGGACTGGCTCGACTACAAGTCCGTCTACGCCGCGTGGCTGGACAAGGCCACCGACGCCGAGATCCTGGCCGAGATGGTCGCCCTCCCCGTCGAGGGCGCCCCGTTCACACCCTCCGAAGCGTGGCGGTACCACCAGTGCGAGCTGCGGCGCCGGCAACCGCCCACGACGGCCAAGCGCACCCGAAACAAGGAAGGCTGACCCGCGATGCCACGACGACTCACCCCGCAGCAGCAGACCCCGCCAGCCGCGGCCGGCCCGCAAGATCACCGCCGGCCTGCGCCGGGCCGGCAGGCCCCGCCGGCGCCGGCGGCAGCTCCGGCGCCGGCGGCCGACCCGCCCGTGCCCGTCACCGTCGACGAGATCCTCGACGAGATGCACGACGTCGCCTCGCACGCCGACACCCGCACACTCACCGACGACGAGGCCACCCGGTACGAGCGCCTCGAGTCGGCGCTCGTCGCGGCGCGCCGCACGCAGAACATCGCCGCCCGGCAGAACGCGTACGAGACGCCGATGCCCGGTGACCTGGCCGCGCTCGTCCACGCCGGGCAGCCGCAGCGCGACGACACGTACAACCAGGCGTTCAACGCCTACCTGCGCACCGGGCAGCCCAACCAGGACCTGGTCAACGCCCAGGGTGTGACACCCGACAGCGCCGGCGGGTTCCTGGTGTCGCCGCAGTTCCGGCAGAAGCTGGTCGAGGTGCTCAAGGCGTACGGCGGCCTGGCCGGCGAGGTCGACGGGTTCGACACCGCGCGCGGCGGCGACGTCGAGTACCCCTCCGTCGACGACACCGCATCGGCGGGCGCGATCACCGCCGAGGGTGTGGCGTTCGCCACCGGCACCGACCTGGTGTTCGGCACCATCACCATGAAGGCGTGGAAGTACACGTCGACGGGCGCCGACGCGAACGCCGGGCTGCGGGTCAGCGTCGAGCTGCTGCAAGACTCGGAGTTCGACATCGAGGCGATGCTGGCGCGGGTGCTCGCCACCCGCATCGCCCGAAAGCAGGCCGTCGACTGGGTGGCTGGCGCCGGCACCACGCTCCCGTTTGGGATCGCCCACGCCGGGCTGACCGCTGACGTGGTGCTGGCGGCCGGCAACCCGATCACCTACCAGAAGCTGCTCGACGTCGAGACGGCGCTGGACCCGGCGTACGAGCAGAACGCCAAGTGGGCGTTCAACAAGAACACGTGGCAGCGGATCCGGGCGCTGCTCGGCTCCGATGGTCGGCCGCTGGTCCAGGAGTCGGCCGAGGCCGGCATCGGCGGCCGCCCGGGGCGCATGCTGCTCGGGTACCCGGTCGTCATCGACCAGGGCTTCCCGCTGTCGACCACGCTCAACGCCCGGTTCGGCGTGCTCGGCGATCTACCGGAGGCGTACGCCATCCGCCGGGTCGCCGATTTCGTCATGGTCGTCAACCCGTTCACGCGGGCCAACTTCGGCCAGGTGGAGTACGTCGCGTGGGAGCGCGCGGACGGCAACGTCCAGAACCGGAAGGCGTACGCGCTGGCCCAGGCCAACGCCGCCTGAACGCAGGGAGGTGCGGCCGCGGTGGTGTGGCAGCCGGATTACGTCACGGTGGAAGAGCTGCGCGGGTTCCTGCGCATCACGGACACCGAGGACGACGCCGAGCTGACCCTTGCCATCGCGGCCGCGTCACGCGCGGTCGACACCCACTGCCACCGCCAGTTTGGGCTGCTCACCGGCCCGGAGGCCCGCTACTACACCGCCCGCTGGTCGCGCGAGCTGGGCCGCTGGTATGTCGACATTGACGACCTGATGACGACCGTGGGGCTGGTCGTGAACGCCGACCTGGCCGACGACGGCACGTACACCGACCTCATCGACGAGCTGGCGCTGCGGCCGGTCAACGCCGCCGCCAAGGCCCGCCCGTGGACCCGCATTGTGGTGCACCCGACCTCGGCGCACCACCCGAACGGGCGTGACGCCGCCGTCGAGGTCGTCGCCCGGTTCGGGTGGACCACGGTGCCCACCGAGGTGAAAGAGGCGGCGCTGTTGCAAGCGTCACGGTTCGGCGCCCGCCGAGACTCCCCGTACGGGGTCGCCGGCTCACCGGAGCTGGGCTCCGAGGTGCGCCTGGCGCGGCGGGTTGACCCCGACGTGGCCGTCTCGCTGACCGGCGTGATCCGCTGGTGGGCCGCGGCATGATCTTGCGAGACGTGATGAAACAGGTGGCGCAGCGCCTCGACACGATTAGCGGGCTGCGGGTGTTCGACTACCCGCCCGACCGGGTGACGCCGCCGGCGGCCGTCGTGTCCTACCCCGACGAGCTGACGTTCGACGCCACGTACGGCCGCGGCATGGACCGCCTCACCCTGCCGGTGGTGGTGGTGGTCGGCAAAGCGTCGGACCGGGCGTCGCGGGACCAGCTCAGCGCCTACTGCGACGGCACCGGATCGCGGTCGATCAAGGCTGTCGTCGAGGGCGGCGAGGGCGAGTTCACGGCGTTTCACACCGTGCGGGTGGCGAGCGCCGAGTTCGACGTGCTGCGTATCGCCGGCACCGATTACATCGCTGCCGTTTTCGACCTCGACATCGTCGGTGAGGGGACCTAGAAATGCTGATCACGAAGCTGACCACCGAGCTGGACGCCACGCTCACCGACGTGCTCGACCTGGCCACCGCGGCCGCGCCGATCGCCTACCGCCAGCAGTACAAGCTGGCCAGCGGCGTCGGGTTCAACCAGGCGGACAAGCTGTGGCACGACCAGCGCACCGTCGTGGCCAGCGCCACCGACACCATCGACCTGGCCGGCGCCCTGGTCGACGCCCTCGGCGACGTCGTGGTGTTCGCCCGAATCAAGGCCGTCATCGTGACCGCGGCGCCGGCCAACGTCAACAACGTGAACGTGGTCCGCGACGGGACCAACGGTGTGCCGCTGTTCCTGGCCCTCGGCGACGGCATCGGCGTGCAGCCTGGCGGCATGTTCGCCTGGGTGGCGCCGACCGCGGCCGGCGTCGTCGTGACCGCCGGCACCGGCGACCTGCTGAACATGGTCAACTCGGCCGGCGGCAGCTCCGTGACCTACGACGTCATCATCATCGGCGCTAGCGCCTAGGGAGGCCCGCGGTGTTCGTCCACGGAAAGAGCACGTTTATCAGTCTCGACGGTGACAACCTGTCGGCGTTCGTCGACACGTCGGAGCTGGGCCGCACCTCCGACTCGCATGACGTGACCACCTACGGGAAGAACTCGCACGTCTACTCCGGCGGGCTGCTCGACGGCAAGGCGACGATGGCCGGCACCTACGACAACACCGCCGGGACCGGGCCGCGGGCCGTCATCGAGCCGATCATCGGCGCCGTGGTGCAGCTGATCCGCCGCCCGGAGGGCACCGGCGCCGGCAAGCCGCAGGACACGGTCAACGTGCTGGTCACCGACTACAAGGAAACCAACCCGGTGGCCGACATGGTCAAGTGGGAGTGCGAGATGCAGCTCTCGGACGACGTCGCCTCGACGGTGCAGTGATGGACCTCGAGAAGCTGCTGGCGCCGCGCGCCGACACCGCCACCGGGCTGCCCGAGGACGACGTCGAGGTGCCCGGTGTGGGCACCCTGCGGGTGCGCGGCCTGTCCCGCGATGAGGTGTTCGGCGCGCAGCAAACCAAGGGCGGCGTCGGCGCCGTGGAGCGGCAGATCCTGCACCTGGGTGTGCTCGACCCCGAGCTGTCCGTGGCCCAGGCCGGCAAGTGGCAGCAGGTGTCACCCGCCGGCGAGATCGAGCCCGTCGTCGACCGCATCCGTGAGCTGTCCGGGATGGCCGAGGACGCCGACAAGCAGGCGATGCTTGGCTTTCGAGAGGACGCCGGATCTGGAGTTCGAGCACTATCTGGCGACGCAGCTGGCGATGACGGTGGGCGAGCTGCGGGCGAGGATAGGCCAGGCTGAGTTTGTGCGCTGGCGGATCTATTACGCCCGCCAGGCGCAGCGGGAAGAGCTAGAGCAGCTGCGAGCAACCAGGAGGGGCCGAAGGTGAGTATCGACCTGGCCGTGCTGCTGCCCGTGCTGGTGAACGTGACCATCCTGGTCGCGGCGATCGTGGCCGGCGGCCGTTGGCTGCGCAGGTGGATGCGGCAGCAGATCACCGAGCCGCTGCGCACGGTGCAGGCCGAGGTGAGCCCTAACCAGGGGGCGTCGATGTTCGACACCGTCAATCGCATCGAATACAAGCTGGACGCGGTTGTCGTCCGATACGAGGACCACCTGGTGCTCGGGCACGGCGCCACGATCCGGCCCGCCGATCATGGCTGACCTGATCCGGGTGGAGGGGCTCGCCGAGTTCGCCCGCAAGCTCAAGCGCCTCGACGCGCAGCTGCCGAAGGCGCTACGGCTGGCGCTCAACCAGGCGGCCGACGTCATCGTGGAGACGGCGCAGCCGCAGGTCCCGACCCGATCCGGGCGGGCCCGAGCGTCCATCAGGTCCCGGTCGACCCGCACCCTGGCGCGGGTCAGCGCCGGCGGCGACCAGGCGCCCTACTACGCCTGGCTGGACTTCGGCGGGAGGGTCGGCCCGGACCGGTCGATCGAGCGCCCATTTTTCAAAGAGGGCCGCTACCTGTACGGGGCCTACTTCGCCAAGAAGCGATCCGGCGAGTTCCCCACGATCCTGCGGAAATCACTGCTACAGGTGGCCCGCGCCGCCGGGTTCGAGGTCGACTGAGATGGCCGGCAAGAACCAGGTAACCCTCACCTTCGCCGGCGACAGCGACCAGCTCGAGCGCACGTTCGACAAGGTAGGCGCCTCATCGAAACGCATGGGCCAAACCACCGACACGTCCTCGAGGGTGATGGGTGCCGGGTTCGCCCGGCTCGGCCGCAACCTCGAGAAGGATCTCGGGTTCCGCGTCGACAAGGCGCACGCCGGGCTTTCCCTGCTGGCCGGTTTCGTAGGTGGGCCGTTCGGCGCCGCCCTCGAGGTGGGCGTGCTCGCGTCGGACACCTTGTCGACGGTGCTGGGGATCGTGTCGCTGGCCAACATCAAAGCGGCCGGGGCGTTCGTCCTAAGCAAAGCTGCGATGGTGGCTGGCGCGGCCGTCACCGGCGTGATGACGGCCGCGCAGTGGGCGCTCAACCTGGCCATGAGCGCTAACCCGATCGGGCTAATCGTGCTCGCACTTGTCGGGCTGGCGGCCGCCGTCATCGTCGCTTGGAAAAAGTCGGAAACGTTCCGCACCATCGTCACCGGCGCCTTTACCGCGGTGCGGAATGCGATCGCCGGCGCATTCAACTGGGTGAAGTCCAACTGGCCGCTGCTGCTCGCGATCCTCACCGGCCCCATCGGCGTCGCCGTCCTTGTGATCTCCAAAAACAAAGACAAGATCCTCGGCTTTTTTAGGGCCATCCCCGGTGCGATCGCCGGATTCTTTAGCGGTGTCGCCAACACCATCTCGGCTCCCTTCCGGGCCGCATTCTCCGGCATCAAGCGGGCGTGGAACAGTACGGTCGGCGGCAAGGGATTTAGCGTGCCCAGCTGGGTGCCCGGCATCGGCGGCAAAGAGTTCCGCATCCCGCGGCTGCACACCGGCGGCACGATGCCCGGCGCCCCCGGCAGCGAGGGCCTGGCGCTGCTGCGCGCCGGCGAGCAGGTGAGCCCGGCCGGCCTGGGCGGCGGCGGCCGCATCGTGCTCGAGCTGCGCGCCGGCGGGACCGCGCTCGACCAGCTGCTCGTCGAGGTGCTGGCCCGCGCGGTGCGCGTCCGCGGCGGCGACGTGCAGGTGGTGCTCGGCGGCGCCCAGTGAAACACGACGTCGACGTCGAGCTGTTCTATGACGGCGTATGGAATAGCGCACCCGCCTACACCCGCGACCCGATCCAGCTGGGCCACGGCCGCGGCGACGAGCAGACGCAGCCGCCGCCGTCGAGCTGCGAGCTGACGGTGGACAACCGGACCGGCGACTACAACCCGCGCAACATCACCGGCGCCCTGTACGGGAAGATCGGCCGCAACACCCCTGTGCGGGTCACCGTCGACGGGACCGTCAGGTTCGCCGGCGAGGCGGCTGAGTGGGCGCCGCGGCGGGCCGTCGACCCCGGCGACGCGTGGGTGGCGCTGACCTGCAACGGGCCGACCCGCCGGCTCGGGCAGGGCGCCAAGGCGTTGCAGTCCACCATCCGGCAGTCGATCCTGGGCGCCGCCGCGCACCCGCCGCTGGCGTACTGGCCATGCGAGGACGACACGCGGGCGACCAGCCTGGCCTCACCGGTCGCCGGCGTTCCGCCGATGCGGATTGTGGGTGCCGTGAACCTGGCGTCGTCGCAGGAGTGGCTGGCGTCCAACCCGGTGCCCACCCTCGCCGGGGGCACCCTGCGCGGCGACGTGCCGCGGCCGCAGGCTGGGCTCGAGACGATCGCCCGCACGTTCGTGTCGGTGCCCGCCGCCGGCGGCACCCCGAACGTGCCGATCCTGTCCCTCGCCACCACCGGCACCGGCACCTTGTGGGAGGTGTTCTACACCGCCGGCGGCGGCCTCGAGCTGTTCGTGACCCGCGACTTCGTCTCGACCAGTGAGGGCGGCGGCGCGTTCAACGTCAACGGCCGCCCGTTCATCCTGTCCCTCGAGCTGACGCAGGCCGGCGCAAACGTCACCACCCGGATCTTGGCGTTCTTCTTCGATGAAGCCGGCGAGGTGGAGTCGATCCTGCTCGACGACACCGTGGTGGCGACCACCGTGGGCAGGGTCAACCAGGTCATCATCGGCCGCGGCGGCGGCGCCACCGGCATGGCAGTCGGGCACGTCGTCGTCGGTGACGAAACCACCATGTTCGCCGGCACCGCCGGCGCCATCACCGGCTATGCCGGCGAGACCGCGATCGACCGGGTGTTCCGGCTCGGCGACGAGAACGGGCTGGCCGTCGACGCCCTCGCCGGCCCGTTCACCAGCGCCGAGCTCGGGCCGCAGCGCCCCGACACGCTGCTAGCGGTGCTGCATGAGGCCGCGTTTACCGACCTCGGCATCGTCACCGACGACCCGGCCACGGTGGGCCTGCTGTACCGGACCAGGGCCAGCATGTACGACCAGGCGCCGGCGCTCGAGCTGGACTTCACCGACGCCGGCATAGCGCCGCACCTCGAGCCCACCATCGACGACCAGCTGGTCCGCAACGACATCACCGCGAAACGCCGCGACGGCAGCGAGGCGCAGGCCGTCGACCAGGGCGGGCCGCTGGGCGTCGACACCATCGGCCGCTACGACACGACCGTCACCGTGAACGTGCCCGGCGACGGGTTCCTGGCCAACCAGGCCGGGTGGCGGCTGCACCTGGGCACCACCGACGAGGACCGCTGGCCACGGCTGGCCGTCGACCTCGACGCCGCCCCCGAGCTGGCCGACCAGGTCGACGCGCTGCGGCCCGGCGACCTGGTCGCCATCGACGGACTACCGCCCGCGCTGGCCGGCGCCGGCCGCGCGGAGCTGCTCGTGCAGGGCTGGGACGAGCTGGCCGAGTCGCACCGCCGGCTGGTCACGTTCACCTGCACGCCGGCCGCGCCGTGGCTCGTCTCGGAGTACGAGGCCGCCGCCGGGGCGACAGCGAACAAGTACGACACCGCCGGCTCGCAACTGGCCGCGGCCGTGTCCGCCGACACCGGCACCCTGTCGATCGCCACCCTGGTGAAACCGCTCTGGACGGCCGCCGACACTGAGGACGGGTTCTACATCATCATCGGCGGCGAGGTGATGCAGGTCACCGACGTGGCCGGCGCCGCCTCACCGCAGACGTTCACCGTGGTGCGCTCGACCAACGGCGTGGCCAAGCTCCACCCGGCCGGCGCCGCCGTCAGGCTGTACCCGACCCCCCGTTACGCCCTCTAGGAAGGCGAGCTGATGGTGCTAGCAGGAGAAACGATCATCGCCGGGAAGGTGCCCGGCGAACGGATCGCCGGCACCAAGGTCACCGCCAGCTCGGGCGCGATCACCACCACCGAAACGGTCGTCATAACCGTCGTGGCGCCCACGGTCGTCGGCCGCCGCTACAAGATCGTCGCCGATTTCGGCTTCGCCGTGTCCGTGGTCACCGACTCCTTTCTGGCCCGCATCCGTGAGGACACCGTCGCCGGCGTCGAGCTGCAAGGGCGGCGAATCGCCGCCCCCAACACGGTGTCGCCGTGGACCGGCCACTTCGAGACGGAATACACCGCCGACGCCACCGAGGACAAGACGCTGGTGCTGACGCTGGTGCGTACCGCCGGCACCGGCACCATCACGATGGCCGCCAGCGGAACCTCGCCCGCGTTCCTGCACGTCGACTACCTCGACGGCTAGGCGACGGCCGCCGCGTCGACGGCGGCGCGCAGCGCACCCGATGGGGTCGCCGTGTACACCTGGGAGGTGGCCACCGACGCGTGCCCGAGCAGATCCCGCACGGCAAGAATGTCGCGCTCCGCAGCGTAGGCGCGGGTGCCGAAACGGTGCCGCAGGGTGTGAGCTGTCCACCCGTCACCGAGCAGGCCGGCGATGATCCGGCCGACCCGCCCGGGCGAGAGGTGCCCGCGGTCGGCGCCTGGGAACAGGAAGCCGTCGACCGCCGGCGGGTACGCGCCGGCGTACCGGTAGCCGCTGCCGCACCCGCCGCCGCGGCGCAGCTCAAGCTCGGCGGCCAGCCCGACGTCGAGGACCTGGGCGAGCGGCACGTGGCGCACGTGGCCACCCTTCCCGCGCACCCACAGGTCGCGGCCGTCGAGGACGTCGACGACGTCGCCGGCGTGCACCCGCGCAATCTCGGACCGGCGCAGCCCGGCGGCCGCGGCGAGCAGCAGGAGCAGCCGGTCCCGGTCGGTGCATCCGCGCAGCGCCCGCTCGAGCACCCGATCCGGTGTCGGCCGCGGCCGCCCCCGAGGCACCCGCACCGGATCGAGCGCCACGGACGGGTCGTGCTCGAGGCGCCCGACACGCACCGACCACCGGTAGAAACCGACCAACGACGCCCGCGCCGACTTCCGCGTCTCCGGTGACCAGCTGGGCCGGGCCAGAAAGCCAGCCAACTCGTCCACACTGGCCGCCTGCGGGCCTAACGGCACCCGCTCGGCCAGCTGGGCCACGTAGCTGATCCTGAGCCGCACAGTCGCCGCAGAGCGCCCCGCCGATTCCAACCAGCGGGCGTAGGAGTCGATGGCATCCGACCAGCCGTCCCTCACGTGAGCATCCACGTCTATCTACGCCGCGAGGATCACCAGGCCCGGGTCGCGATCGTTACCGGCAGGTTGGTGGTTCGAGCCCACCCGCGGGAGCGCCTCGACGTCACCTTCGAGCAACCAGGACAGCGGCACCCCGCAGCGCAGCGCCCACACCGTGAGCACCGGCCGGCGCGGGCGCGATCTGCCCGCCTCGTAGTTGCCGATGCTGGTCGAGGAGATTCCCAGCTCGGCGGCCAGCTCGTGCTGGTGCAGGCCGGCGACCTCCCGCGCCTTACGCAGCCGATCGGCCAGTGTCCACTCCGGGCGAGTCCCCGTTTCCGTCAATAGCGCCATGTGCGCATGTTTGCACCCTCGTCCCATGATCGCCAGTGCAAGTTTGCGACACGCCGAGCCCCGGACGCCCTTGCCAAGTTTGGCGATTTCGACAAGAGTGGCGTTATGCCAACGCCCGACCTGCTCTCGACCCGCGAGGTGGCCGCCCTGCTCGGCTGCCGCGTCGGCACGGTCAACCACTGGGTGCGCAGTGGGAAGCTGTCGCCCGTCGTGGCGATGGCCGGCCGCACCGGTGCCCGGCTGTTCGCGCGCGCCGACGTCGAGGCGCTCGAGCGGGAGCGGGCCGCATAGACGCGGCGGCCGGCGCCGCCAAGCCCCCCAGGCTGGGCGCTGGCCGCCGTCGTCGACCTCGTAACGCAGCGAGGCCCGGCCGTCACCGGCCGGGCCCACGACAGAAAGGTTACCCGATCATGGCCCTACACGGTGCCGCCCGGCTACGTGTCGTCGACCGCCTCGAACGCGACGCCCTCGACGAGACGCGCCTGGTGCTACGCCAGTGCACAACCAACCTCCTCGAGTTCCGCGTCGACCCCGACCGTGTCGCAGCGGCCGCGTGGATGGCGGCCATCGGGTCGCCGCTGCCCGACCCGACCCCGCTCGAGTCGTACCTACCCGCCGGCCGGGCCGCCGCCAACGTGCTCGAGGTCTTCGTGCGGCGGATCGCCCACGTCGAGGCCGGGCTGGTGGGCCGGTGACCCGGACCGGGACGCGCGTCGACCGCACGACCGTGCGTGTTGGGCTGATGCGGTCGGCCGAAACGGTCGACAGGACGATCGGGCTGACGCGCGACAAGCAACCGCACGACACCCTGCACCGGGCCCTACGCGGTGGGTTCTGTGGGTGCCTGTGCCCGCGGTGCTGGCGCTGGGCCGACAACGCCCGCCGGCGAGGCATCTGCACCTGCCTCGAGTGCCCGTGCGGCGGCGCCCTGTGGTTGCCCCGCGGCGCCGCGGTGGTCGGCGCATGAGCGCCGCGACCGTCAACCCGCCGCGGATCACTCACTGCGCGTTCTGTGAAGCCCGCGTCTGGTGGGTCGCCCACGGCGAACTCGACCGGCTGATGACGGTCAACCCGTCATCGGTGCCGCCCGATCGCCGCGGCGCAATGGTGCTCATCGGGCGCACCGCGTACACCCGCGTCGCCGGCGTCGCCCGGCTAGCCGCCATGTTCCAGGTGAACGAAGAGCGCGCCGACGAGCTGGCCCGCAACACCTACACCTGGCACCTGCCGCACCTGGCCACCTGCACCCACCGGGAGGACGCGTGAACGCCGCAGATCACTACACCGCAGCCGAGCAGCTCGCCATCAGCGCCAGGCACCACATCGAGCACGACCGCGAGGAATGTCCTCTCGGGCTTGGGCTGGCGCTGGCGCAGCTGGCGGCCGCGCACGCGACGATGGCGGCCGCGGCCGCGAGCATCGACGCCGCCGAGTACGCCCGCCAGCTGCGCGTGCTGTACCGCGGGTGACCCCGGTGGCCACTGTGCTGCGGGCCAGCTCGGCGTGCCGCGACTGTGGGCAGCTGATCGCGTGGGTGGCCACTTCGCGCGGCAACGTCATGCCCGTCGACCCCGAGCCCGACCCGGCGGGCAATGTCGCGGTGATGCGCGACGACGCCGGCCAGGTCGTGTCGCGCGTAGTCGGGCTGCGCCCGCCGGCGCCGTTCGAGACGCTGTACATGCCGCACGTGGCCACGTGCACCCCGCTGCGCCTGTTCGACCCGCGGCCCGCCGGCGCCGGCAACGTCATCCCGATCACCAGGGCGGCGGGCCGGCGATGACCTGGGTGCGACTTGATGACACGTTCGCAGACGATCCGCTGCTCGACAGCGCCGGCGACGCCGCCGCGTGGCTGCATGTCGCCGGCCTGTGCTACAGCAACCGCAACCTGACCGATGGCTTCATCCCCGAGGACCGGATGCGCCGGCTCACCGGCGGCCCCGACCCGGCCGCCGCGGCCGCGCAGCTGGTCGCCCTGGGCCTGTGGCAACTCGAGGCCGGCGGGTACCGGATCGTGCACCACCTCGAGCACCAACCAACCGCCGAGGACGTCCGCCGGGAACGGAAGCTCAAGAGCGCCCGGCAGGCCCGCTGGCGCCGAGGGCGTGTAGACGCGTCTACAGACGCGTCTCAAGACGCGTCTGTAGACGGTGCCCCGACCCGCCCCGTAAAAGCGGGTCGGCCACGCGCGCGGGCCGAACCCGGCCGTGCTCGAGCCGCAAAACCGCGATGCATCAACCCCGACTGTCACGACGGCTGGCTCGGCGACGACGAACACGGCCGACCCCGACCGTGCCCAACCTGCCGCCCAACCGCGGCGAGGCGGACCGCATGAGACCGCCCAACTACCCGGTAATCGTGGTGCACCTCGACGACGGCCACGGCAACGTCGCGTGTACCGGCGATCCGATGCCCGCGCGCCCGGCCGAGCAGCACGACAGGGTGCCCCGTTACTCGTGCCCCGGCTGCGCCGCGGGTGGTCGACCGAGTAACCCGGCCGGAGAATCGAGCGACCCACCACCCGACCCGTACGAGGTGTACCTCGAGGCGCACCGCGACCGGGTGGCGCTGTGCCTCGACGTCGCCCTGGGCGCCACCCTGGTGGCGGCCGCCGTCCTCGACGGCCGGGCGTGTACCGGCGATCCGATGCCCGCGCGCCCGGCCGAGCAGCACGACAGGGTGCCCCGTTACTCGTGCCCCGGCTGCGCCGCGGGTGGTCGACCAAGTAACCCGGCCGGAGAATCGCTATTCATCATCCGAGGCGGGTTCTGATCATGGGCCACGTTCCCACCGACGTCGCCGCGTGGCTGCTCGCGCTGGCCAAGAATCCACAGATACCGGCCGTGATCGTGGAGCACCTCAGCGCCTGCCGCGACCGCGGCCTGACCCCGTCGACGCTGACCACCACGCTCACCGTGCTGCGGCGCATCGACGACCAGCTGGCCCAGGGTGGCGCCGCCGGGCTACTCGAGGCCGATGAGGGCGCCGTACGGGCGTGGTGGCGGCGGCCGCACGGGCTCGCCGAAGCGACCCGGGCCCGCAACCTGTCACTGCTGCGGGCGTTCTACCGGTGGGCCGTCCGCGAGGATCTGCGCCGCGACGACCCAACCTGGCGCCTCGACGGGCCGCGGCTGGGTGTCCGGCTGCCGCGGCCGGCCGATCTGGATGAGGTGCGCGACCTGCTCGCCCACCTCGAGGGCGGCCGCGACTGGTTACCGGTCGCGCTGGCCGCCTACTGCGGGCTGCGCTGCGCTGAGATCGCCGCGCTGCGCTGCGGCGACCTCAGCACCGACGAGCTGGGACACGCGCTGCTGATCCGCGGCAAACGGAAAACCGAGCGCCGCGTACCCGCACCACGGGCCGTCGCGTACGCCGTGCTGGGTCAGAATCCGCGCTGGGCGGCCGTTCGGACCCCGGCGGGCACCCCGTACACGCCGGCCGCACTATCGCGGCGCATCGGGCAGATTCTGGCCGCCGGCGGGCTGGCCGTGTCGGCGCACCAGCTGCGGCACCTCTACGCCACCCGCGTCTACCGCGACAGCGGCGACCTACTCGCCACCGCGCGCGCCCTCGGGCATCGGTCCCTGAACACCACCGCGATCTACGCGCAGTCCGACCCCGCCTCGCTACGGCACACCGCCGAGCAAGTGTGGGCCGACCTCGACACCCACCCCACACCGAGAGAGAGCCTCTAATGCCCCATATCCACATGATCCTCGACGGCGACCATGCCTGGCCGGACCTGGCCCGCAGCCAGCCCGACGACGTCGTCCACCTGCGCGATGCGACATGGCACCTGGCCTCGCTGGCCGGCGGCATGGCATCCGGGGCGCCATCGCTGGCGCTGCGCCTCAATCTGCCCGATGGCCGGGTAGTGATCGCCGAGACCTCGCTTGCCGCGTGGATCACCGCCACGGCGGCGCTGCGGGGCCGATTCCCAGACGCGTTCGCCGGCGGCCCGTTCGAGACCCCACCCACCGAGAGAGAGGGAATA